GGATAAGGGTCTAGTTCCATTTGAACTATACGATTATCAGGAGGATATGGTTACGAAAATGCATAATAATCGTTATATCATTGCCAAGCTGCCTCGTCAGTCTGGTAAGAGCACCACGATTGTAGCATTTATTTTACACTATATTCTTTTTAACCAGAGCATGAGCGTAGGTATTCTGGCAAACAAGATGAATACTGCTAGAGAAATTCTTGGCAGACTTCGCCTAGCCTATGAGTATCTTCCCAAGTGGCTTCAGCAGGGTATCATTGAATGGAACAAGACTTCCATTCACTTGGAGAACGGCTCCAAGGTCATGGCCTCTGCTACTTCATCGTCTGCCGTTCGTGGTGGTTCGTTCAACCTAATCTTCTTGGACGAGTTCGCCCATGTCCCCCAGAATGTAGCAGAAGAATTCTTTAGCTCAGTTTACCCAACCATTACTTCAGGTCAGACCACCAAGGTCTTCATGGTATCTACTCCAAACGGCCTGAACATGTTCTATAGCTTCTGGAAGGGGGCTACAAGGAAGCCTGGGGACGAAGGGAAGAACGAGTATGTCCCCATAGAGGTATCGTGGAGACAGGTTCCTAAGTACGCTGGTGGGCCTCTGAGGGATGAGGAATGGAAGCAGCAGATGATTGCCCAGACAAGCGAACAGCAGTTTGAGCAAGAATTTGAATGTTCATTCCTTGGATCTTCAAATACCCTTATCAGTGCCAGCAAACTAAATTTATTACAGTTTGATAAACCTCTGGTAAAAGAACCAAGCGGTCTTTACATTTACGACGAACCAAAAGATGAACACGCTTACTTCATCATGGTCGATACAGCAAGAGGTCAAGGTAAAGACTATACGGCTATGGTTGTTATAGACTCTACCGAAAAGCCGCATAGGGTTGTGGCAAGGTACAGAAATAATACCATTTCACCCTTTGATGTTCCCCCTGAACTATTTGCTCTAGTTTCGTTAGGCTTCGGGCGTGGGACAAAACAAAGAGGTGTTAGAACCAGTGCAGCGGTCAAAAAACTAGGCTGTGCTGTTCTAAAAACGCTAATTGAGCAAGATAAGTTACTCGTTAGGGATTATGACATCATTCAAGAATTGATGACATTTATTTCCAAACATCAGACTTATTGTGCCGATGACGGCTACACAGACGATTTAGTTATGTGTTTAGTTCTTTTTGGATGGTTAACTAGGCAGGGTTACTTCGAAGAGATCATAGACATACAGAAGAAAAAAATTATAAATACCACAGAGAAAGAAGAGGAAGAGAATACAACCTTTTTTATGGGTTCCCGTGAATTTGATTCTGAAAAGGTATTTAAAGAAGACAATTCTCTTTGGTTTACCGAGGAATAAAAAAATATGCCATCAATCAATATTTACGAAAACTCAACTCCAATCATAGCAGGAATCGAAGCAGAGGCTTCGTCACACTTATCAGCCTTCCTTTGCGGAGTTTCTTTTTATCAAAAAATCACACAAGCAGACGCAACTCAACTAGGATACAAGGTATTTAATAACCCAAATGAGCTTTTATCGGTTTTTGATATCAGTGTTTTGAGTGGTGTTTCTTCTGGATTTGCGACTGGTGCAGGATTCAGCGGTGGAACTATTCAGGATAGAGAACTACACTCTGCCCTTAACTATCTTCAGTATGGCGGAATTCTCGTTGCTGCCACCGGAGCAAGTGCTCTAAACAATACAAATTTATCAATCGATAGCGCATTCTGCGAAGATAATTCAAAATTCGGTGATGTAATTTCACTAGTTACATTGAGACAAGATTGCGTGGGTATTGTAGGTAGCTCCGCAGAGTACCACAGCGGAACCTCTGCTAGCTATCCGACAACTTCAATGGCAGTCTATTCCATGTACGCAATCACTGGAATCAGCGGTGCGACTTCTATCGATGAAAACTTCTATAGCATAATTGGTAGAAAAACAAGAGAAAGAATCTATGGAGCAACGGGAACAATCAACATTCTATTGACCTCTGATGTTGCTGGCCTAATGGCAGTTGTTGATAATGCCTATGGCCCATGGACTCCTCCTGCTGGAATCAGAAAGGGTGAAGTTTTGAATTTCACCAACTATGAACCAAAACTAAGCGAAACAAATGCAAGCACTCTAAGCGATTCCTATGGAATTAATAGCCTTAGCGGAGTTTACGGATATCCTGATAGAGTCTTCGTAATGGGAGACACTACTCTTGAGCAAGTAGATTCTGATAGAATGCATATCGGTATTTCCAGATTGATTCTTAACATCAAGCGCGGAATCAAACCCCTACTACAGGGAGTATTGTTCGAAATTAATAATTCAGCTACAAGAACAGCTTTGACCAATTCTGTCTCTAATTTCCTAGAAAGAATTAGAAATAAGAGTGGAATCAAGACTTACACTGTAACTTGCAACGAAACAAACAATACAGAAACAGTAATCGCTGCCAAGCAACTAGTAATCGACATTTCATTCGTGCCATACTACACGATTGAAAGCGTAACATTCAGATTCGTTCTTACACAATCTTAATGCCATTTAATTATTCAATAAAACAGATAGACGCAAAGAAAGTCGTAGATGGGGGATTTCTCATCTACGACTCTCTTTTATTCAATGTTTTAGGAATAACACAAACTCATAAGTTATTGGAGTCAGTAAGTGATTTTACTAATTTGATAAACAATGCAGATTATACTCAAATTAGTGCGTCTATTACAGATTCTGATCTTTTCTTAAAAGAATTAAATAATACATCTGCAACATCCACAAAAACAGATGTCAGAAAGATAGATTTTTATTTTAATTTTATTCTAGATGCTCTTCATTATAATTATAACATTTATCTTATAAATGCTTCAACAGAAAATAATGTATATGATGTTTTAAATAAATACGATCTAGATTATCTTGTTTATGATCCATTGAAAACTAGCATTTCCGCAGCACTGATATCAGAAATTAAAATAAAAAATATACCAGTTTTACTTAATGCGTCTTTAAATCAAACTTCATTTAGGTCAATAGAAAATCTATATGTTTCAAATAATTCTACAGACATAAATTATCAGTTTGATGATTTTTATCCAAGAACAGAACTCACGGACACAGATTTCAATCAGTTGACTTTTACAGTATGTGGCGTAAAACGAATAAAGAGATATTATGGTGATGAAAATATCTCTGATGATACCGAGTTTTCCAATAGTCCTTATGTCTTAATTCCTCTTATTAGCGATGCGGCAGGCATGATGGCTAGAAGCTACGCAACCAATCCTTGGTATACGGCGGGGGGATTTGTAAATGGAAAAATGCTGAACCAAACATTCAGCAAAATTAATTTACCAAATATTAGATATTCGGAAACTGTAATTCCGCAAACCCCAGTAGATATTACCTTTGAATCTCCTTCCAAACTTTATACTGCCCAAATAAGAGGTATAAATTGTGTATTAAAAGTATCTGGTCCTAATGGAAAAGAATACTTTTTATCTACAGATCTTTCTGGCGTGACTTCTTCAGAAAATGTAATTAAACAAACATTTACTTATTCAAATTTATATTCGTATATTGCAAGAAATAGTAAATCGATTATAAATGAATTTAGATTTGAATTAAACTCGCCCGAAAATAGGCAATTAATAACTAGAAATTTAAACAATTTACTAGAAAACATAAAACTAAACGGTGGTATTGAATCTTACAACGTTATTTGTAATGAGATCAATAATACAGAGACTACGATAGCTCAAAATATATTAATAGTCGATCTGTCGTTCAAGCCAATTCAAAGCCCATCTATAATAAATCTTAATTTTACTACATAATAAAAGAAAATTGAGGTAAATCCAATGCCAAATAGTATATCAAATTTCATCAATGGATTTAGAGGTGGGACCAGAAAAAATCGTTTCAAAGTAAGTTCTGGATGATAGAGGATCTGGTCTTTATCAGGCATTTCAGGGTTGGAGTGAATTAATTAATAATCACGAAACAAACGAACATGCTTATGAGGATGATGATAGCTGGTTTGCTGGTGGTGCTGATGGTGATGCAATACAAGCTTCGTCTTGGTTTATTGAGCAGCTAAGTTTAAACGGAGATACAATCAAAAAAATTACTTTAAAATCATGTTGGCCTGGATATATTAGTCCTTTGCAATTCAATATGGCCGATACAGGTTTCAATTCATTTGCTGTAAGACTTAACTACAATTTCATTGAAGTAGCATAAAGGGATATAAAATGTCGATACAAGACTTTATTAATAATTTCCAAGGCGGCACAAGAAAAAATAGATTCCGAGTCAAAATGATTGATGGACCGGATGATCTTAAAACTCTTATTACTGATTTTCATATTCAAGCAGCTGCTATGCCTGCTTCTATTTTAACTACAAATCCAATCGACTATCAGGGTAGAAAAATTTTATATCCGGGAGATAGGCTTTATAGCGCAGATGGTTTTAATGTTTGGACTATGACCGTGTTGGACGATGTTCCAACAGCATTTGGCAATGCTGTAGATATATGGAATGCTTTTCACGATTGGAGCAACAGAATCAACAGTCATTTAGTAAACACAGGTAATACAGATGAGCTTGGAGAAATTGTTGTAGAACAATTAAATTTGAATGAAGCTGGTGCAAATGGTGGAGTGATTAAACGATCTACTCTTTTTAGCTGCTGGCCCCAATCGGTCAGTTCTCTTGATATGGAGATGCAAGCTAGAGATCAATACAATTCTTTTGATGTAACTCTTTGCTTCAGATATGCTAAGTATGAAGATTTAGAATGATCTATTCTCGACTATATACTTGACAAGGATTTTACATAATGGCTTATAAACTATTTGGTTTTACCGTCAGATCTAAAGAAGAAGAGGACAAGCTTCCTCTTCAAAATTTTGCTACCCCTGAAGAATTTGATGGAGCATATACAGTCGAAGGTGCTGGGGTTTATGGCACTTTCATTGACTTCATGGGTTCACTTAAGGACGAGCAGGCACTCATGTCTCAGTATAGAGCCATGTCCCTCTTTCCTGAAGTAGATACTGCTATTGACGAAATTACTAATGAATCTATCGTAATGGGAAGCGATAGAAAACCAATAAAGCTTGATTTATCAAAAATTACATTCTCTGATAATATCAAAAGCAAAATCTATAGTGAATTTGATAATATCCTAAAGCTTTTAGACTTTCAGGATAAAGGCTATGAGATCTTCAGAAGATGGTATGTTGATTCAAAACTTTACTATTATATTTCAATTGATTCTGAAAATCCATCAGAAGGTATCAAGCAAATAATTCCTCTTGATGCAACTAAAGTTAAAAAAGTCAGAAAAGTAAAAACAAAAAATACAAAGCAAGATGGAGCGAGTATATCACTCATCAAAGATGTTGAGGAATATTTCGTATATACAAATACAGATAAAAATTCTGTAATTGGAACTCCTACATCTGGCCTTAAGATTTCTCCAGACTCCATCGCATATTGCCATTCAGGTATGGTAGATATGAACTCTAAGAGAGTCGTAGGATACCTTCATAAGGCTATTAGACCTCTAAACATGTTGCGTCAGATAGAAGACGCTATCGTGGTTTATCGTATTTCTCGCGCCCCAGAGCGTCGTATATTCTATATCGATGTTGGTAACTTACCAAAGCAAAAAGCAGAACAGTATGTCCGTGAGCTTATGAATAAGTATCGTAATAAGCTTATCTACAACCAAACAACTGGTGAAATTAAAGATGATAGAAACCAGATGGCCATGATTGAGGACTATTGGCTACCTCGTCGTGAAGGTGGTAGAGGAACCGAAATCTCAACCCTAGATGGGGGACAGAATCTTGGAGAACTCACCGATGTCGAGTATTTCAAGAAGAAGCTCTATTACGCTTTGAATATTCCTCCTTCTCGTTTGGTAGGAGAAAATGGTTTCAATCTCGGAAGATCGGCGGAAATCACGCGAGATGAAGTTAAGTTCTACAAATTTATTGAAAGATTGAGAAATAAGTTTGCTCAAGTCTTCATGCAATTGCTAAGAATTCAATTAGTTCTCAAGGGCATTATAACCCAAAATGACTGGGAAGAAATAAACTACGCAATTAATTTCTCATTTAATAAAGACTCATATTTTACCGATTTAAAGGATGCTGAAATCCTATCGGCCAGAATGGAATTGGCTGTTCAGATGGAACCAATGATCGGTAAATATTTCTCGTCTAATTACATCAAAAAGAATATTTTGAAGCAAAGTGATGAGGAAATAGAACAATTAACCAGAGAAATGGCTGTGGATATCGCAAAGCAACAGCAAGAACAAATGATGCAAATGCAGATGGCACAGGAACAAGGACAACAAGAACAATAAAAATATAGATAATAAAGGAAAAAAATATGAAAGCAAAAACAATCATTCACTCAATTCTTGAAGAAAATGCTATCAAGGCTAAGAAGGCAATTGCAGAAGATCTAGCAATTAAGCTTGGTCAGAGATTAGCAGAGGAATATGTCCGCGTTGCCAAGGTAACTTTCAACGAGGCAATGGATCCTGTTGGAAAGGAAGATGAAGACATCGACAACGATGGCGATTCAGACGAAAGCGATAAGTACCTTTCAAATCGCAGAAAAGCAATAGGCAAGGCCATGTCCGAAGAAGAGGAAATGGAAGAAGAAGGCGAAGAAGAGGGCGAAGAAGAGGGCGAAGAAGAGGGCGAGGAAGAAGAATGCGAAGATTGCGAAGAAGAAAAGAAAAATAATCCTGGCTCAATGGCAAGCAATCCTTCAGTAAAGACTCCAAGCGGTTTTGATGTTCGCATGTCATACAACGGATAATAAATGAAACTAATCACAGAAACAGTAGAAGAAGTAGCATATCTAACCGAAAACAAAGACGGTGAAAAGCAATTTTTCATCGAA